GGTTCTATAGCTGAAGGTCTATTGAGATCTGACAATTGGGCAGTAGCATTTCCCCATGAAAGGAACTATATCCCATCAGATCAGCATGCCTACAATAGTATTTACATCTGCAAAATGCTTACAATAGTTAGGTACACAAAAACTGTATCAGAGGCACAAGTGTTGGTTAAGGAATTCATGAATAACAAAGAGTTCCTTCACACTCGATCTTTATCAAATCCCCACGAACTTAGAATGATAGTGCCGCCATCGGATGTTGAATCGTTATTAGTCATGATAGAATGCATGTTTCTCTCGTCACCTGAATCAGGGAAATTTTCACCTTGTTGGATCACAACAATGTGTGCCTCACTGGTGTCGATGTCCAAAACTTTTGGCCCTAAGTGCCACTTCTTAACCTATAAGCAGCTTCAGCTTCGTTATGAGGGTGTCAAAAACCTTGCTGAAATGAGTGTGAATGACGTGGCAAACAGTCGAGGGTCATTGGCCGATGTGGGGATCAGTTCCATTTTCCCAACTAGAAACATCAGAGAGGGTAGAAGAGTGATATCTCAAAATCAGAATGACAAGTGTTACAACACTCTATTAAAAAATGTTAAAGATTTTTATGACAACAAGCACAAACCAAGGTTTACCAGAGATGAGTTGAAAACTACATTTGTTGATGAAGAGTTCCACAAAGAAGAACTCAATTCCCTGGACCTGAGCTCAATTTGCAATAGACCCGATGGAATATTGCCAATGATCCTGGATAACATGCTTAAAGACAAGGCATGTGTTTCCAAAATGGTCCACAAGGATCAAATTGGAGCTAGGGAGATAGCAGTTATGAACATGACTCTAAGGCTGACATCTTATTACATTGAAACCAATGCAAGACACATTCAAAGTGTGAATAGCTCTAGAGTTTATAACGACAGAGGGAACCTTATTGAAGCCAAGGACAAAGATGATGTTGTCAAGTCAGCCTTTGAACTTTCACTAAAGGAGAGAGAAACGAAATACAAGATAATATATGATAACGCTGATTGCTCTCAATGGGGTCCTAGCATGCTTGCCTATGATCTCTACTGGACCTTGGCAATAAGGACAACAGATGGGTCTCTGAGGAAAGTCTTGAAAAATATGTTCTGCATGTTCTCAAACAAAACATTCAAATTCCCTGATAACATATATGAGGTAATGAGAGATCACATGAATGAAGAAATCGGAAAGAACAACAAGGTTGTTGAAGCCTTCAACCTAATGAGGGAGACAATGGTACCTGGGAATGACATAGGTAACTTTTCCAGACAAATCCTGTTTGCACCTCAAGGTATGTTTCAAGGCGTTTTGGGTGTCACAAGCAGTGTCAAGGCAGACGATGTTTGCAATCTCTCAGAGTTTGTGACAGAAT